GGCACACGAATTACGTTTATCTCCACTACGGCTTATCAGCATGTGATCACAGCCACGGGACTTATCCATGATGGTGTGACTGGTGGTGCTAAGAACACTGCCACATGTGGAGCTTATATTGGCTCCAGCATCACGCTGGTTGCTTATGAAGGTAAGTGGTATGTTGAAAGTAAGAACGTAGTCACTATCGCTTAGTCGTATGCGACTTGGGCTGTCAATGTCTGCGAGCGGCTCCAGAAAGCCTGGAGCCGTTCCTACAGTTCCATCCAATGCTTTGACCTACAATAACGAACCGCTGACCTACAACGGTGAATACTTGACTTACACGCCATGAGCCTACCGATCACCACACCCGGTTACAATTTAGTCACGGCTGTCGATGCAGCAGCGCAACGCGCAGTAATCGGGGTTGCTATTGGCGCTGATGTGCAGCCTTACTCGTCTCAGCTCGACGCGCTCGCCGCGAAATCACTGACCGGCAGCGGCAACCTCGTCTGCGCTACGTCGCCAACACTGGTGACTCCAACACTTGGAACGCCAGCGAGCGGCACGCTGACGAACTGCACAGGCCTGCCCATCGCGAGCGGCGTGAGCGGACTCGGCTCCGGTATTGCCGCAGCTCTGGCTCTCGCGGCCAACAATGCAGCCGGTGGCATCCCTTTGAACGCGGCATCCAAGTGGACGCTCGGCGACTACGGCGACATCACCACCTCGAACGACTCCGGTCTGTTTCTCGGAACAGGCAGCACGCGCATGATGTATTTATCATACATTAACGGCACAATCCAGGTGCTCAATGCATCTCTTGGTTTCTCCGTAACCACGACTCCCAACAATCATGACCTGATCGTGGGCCGCGCTGCCGCGGCGACCATGCAACTCGGCGTGAATCACGCAACGACTGCCACAAAACAGACAATCAAAGCCCACAACGTCACGACCGGCACGGGAGCGACCTTGTGCCTCGCAGGCGGCACGGGTTCCAGCGCTGGCGGGGCCGTCGAAATTGCCACCAGCGCCACCACCGGAGCCCCCACCGTCCGCATGATCGTCAAAGCGGACGGTAACATCAACATGACCCTTCCCACGTCGTCCGCCGGTTTATCGTCCGGCGACCTCTGGAGCAACAGTGGCGTCGTCACCGTTGCCTAACCCCACACTCATTGATCCCATGATAACCATCCAACTCGACCTCTCCGACGGCGCTCTCGAAGCGTATGAATCCGAAGTCGCCGCCTACAACGCAGCAAACGGCACATCGCTCACCAACGAGCAGTATGGCGCGCTGAAACTTGGAGCCGCCGCGCTACAGAAGAAGGAGCAAGCCATCGAAGCGCGGGCCGCCAAAATGGCCGCGACCGCCAAGCTCCTGCCTGACGCGATGCGGGTGCAGCTCACCGAGGACATTAGAGCCCTCATCACCACTGCTGTGCAGGCCCACACAGCCACGCTCGCGGGTGATGAGCAAACAGCTTTCCTGGCTGCCGTTGCGACAGTAAACGCCTAGCCTCACCTCCTCATGACTGTCAACGAAGCTCTCTCCCTTCATGCCGCCATTCAGGCGTGCAGCACCAACTACACCGTGATGCACGACGGGAAGCCGGTGTCCGTCATGCCCTCGTTCTCCGGCACCGCGCGGCTGACACTGGCGAGGATGCTGCACAGCCTCAAGGCAGAGGTGGACGCCTTCACCACCGCCACTGAGCACGCTGTAAAAGAACTCGGTGGCCCTTGGGAAGCTGATCGGCAGGCGTCCCCTGACTGCGTGACGGCACGGCGGCGAATCGCTGAAATCGGCGCGCAGGCGTCCACCGTTAACCTCGACGGCTTCACGCTACCGGAGGCGGATTTCCTCAACGACAACTGCTTCCTTCCAGTCGACGTTGTGTCAACCCTTCTCCCCTACATTCGATGAGCACTGCGCCTCGCTCGTCTCCGCCGCAATGGCTTTTGTGGATCATCGTTTCCATCGCGCTTGCGTGTGCCGCCTCGCAATGCCGCGCGCAGATCCAGAACTTTGCTGGAGCCATCGCTCTTGGTGAAGAACTGATTGCCCAAGAAACTCCCGAGCGCTCTTTGCTCAAAGAGATTGCTGCCACGGGTTACTTGAAGGCAAAAGCTACGTCCGATCAAACCGGGCTCCAGGAACGAGTTGAAGCGCTTATCGCACCCAAACCAACCAACAAGGTATGAGCAAAGACACCGTGCATTCTCTCGCGCAGGCAGACACACCAGCTATTGTGGATGTCCCTAATACTTGGTCGGGCTTACTCATTTGGGCAGTGGGACGCTTCGGCAGTGGAATACTAATTGCCGCTCTTTGTGTGGCAGGCATCGTAAGAGTGTATGGAGACCTCAAAGAGCAGAACCAAGTGCTTATCACGTTAATCAAAGAACAAACTGCAGCAAGCTCTGGGCTTCAATCAGCTCTCTACGAACTCAAAACTTCCCTTTCACTTGTTGTAACTGAAGTTAAACGTGCTCATGGAGGTAAAGAATGAAAACACTCACGTTCTCTTGCTTGCTCTTTTTGGTCTCTTGCGCCAGTGAAACTATTGTTTCAACCACTACACCTGATGGCAAGACCACCACTACGGTCACAAAAAAGACTCCACCCAGTGAAGGCCTTGTGCTAGGAATCTTCAACACCATGTTCAAGGGCTTTCTTTCTGCACTTTCCTCTAATGAATAAAGACCTTCTCATCTATAACGAAGCGCTCAAGTATCTTGGTCTTGCCGAAACCCCAGGCCAAGGTTCCAACCCTACGATCATCAAATTCATCGATGAAGCAGCCTCTTGGCTTAAAGACGATGTGCGCGATATTGACGGCTCGATAGCATGGTGTGGCTGCTTCCGTGGACACCTTGGAATCGCTACTGGCACCGGTGTCCCTTCAGCCCACTACCGTGCAGCCTCTTGGGCTTCTTGGGGACGCGCAGTCTCGCTCAACCCTACCAACTGGTTCAAGGGTATGACTGCAATCATGTCCCGTCCTGGTGGCAACCATGTCACACTCATCGACCACATCGAAGGCGACATAGTCTACTGCCTCGGAGGCAATCAGTCCGACAAAGTCTGCATCTCACCATTCCCAATCTCCCGCATCACTCACGTTCGCTCAGCCATTTAATGTCCGACTCTCTACAGGTGTTTACTTCTCAAACGGACCAAACTGAAGGTTTGGATCTGAATGAGTTGTCGCGCTTGAGAGAGTTGAAGCAGGCGTTGGAAAGACAGGCTGCACTGAAAAAGGAAAATGGCTTGTTGTATTACACGCCGCACGCAAAGCAGGATAAGTTCCACGCGGCTGGAGGCAAACGGAGAAGGTATGTGCGGACTGGGAATCGATGGGGTAAGTCCACTGCGGGTGCGGCTGAAGACATCGCTTGGTGCATGGGTGAGAGGATCTGGTATGACGAGTATGATCCGAAGCGTTATGTGGGTATTCCTGAGCGCAGTGTCAAGGGTGTGCTAATTGTGCAAGATTGGGATAAGGCTGCAGAAATCTTTACCTCGCAGGACGAAGGTGAGTCTATGGGGAAGTTTTTCAAACTCTTACCTCGGAGCGCTTATGTGGATGTGGAGAAGAATCAGTCTGGGCATATTTGCAAGATTCTTATCAAGTCTAAGTGGGGAGGAGTAAGTGCGCTGTGCATTGACACTGTCAAGAGCTTTAAGTCCAACCCTATGGGGCATGAGTCTAGTGACTGGGACTTTGTGCATGTTGATGAACCTATGCCTAAGGAAATGTGGGCAGCTTACTCGCGCGGACTTGTGGATCGCAGAGGTTCTGCGTGGTTCATGTGCACTCCGATCACTGAGCTTTGGATTAACGATTATTTTATTCCTCGTGGGCAGGGGCGTAGAGAGTTTGATGAGGGGCAAACTTTCGATAACGTGGAACAGAAAGACTATTGGGTGATGACTGGTAGCTCAATGGACAATCCGACCTTGACGCGCGAGGCCTTGGCGGATTTCATGCGTGACGTTCCTGCCCACGAGCTGGAGAGCCGCATTCATGGAAGGCCTAAGATGCTGGCTGGGATTATTCATAGGGAGTTTGATCGTGAGTTGCACGTGTATAGTGCTACGCCTCATGGATGGACTAGTCCAACTACGCCACCGGAGACGTGGGCGATTCGCTGTGCGATTGACCCTCATCCAAAGATTCCTATGGCTGTGTTGTTCTCAGCAACAAGTCCGTATGGATATACGTATTTCTTTGCTGAGATTTGGCAGAAGTTTCATATTGATGAGCTGTGCCAGATGATCAAGTCGAAGCTTAGTTTTGTTGATATACGAGATCTTCACACTAAGCAGCTTGCGCTCTGCCAGGCTGTGTGTGACCCGTTGGCGTGGACACCGAATCCTATCAATGGCCGCACGATGGCAGATGAATTCACGCAGCATGGGATTCCTGTCAGTCCGGGGAGTAAAGCCATGATGGAAGGTATTCTGCGCACGGGAGAGCTCTTGCGCGCGAGAGATGCTCAGGGAAACCTTATGGTGTATTTCCACGAAAGTTTGGCTGAGACTTTGTATGAATTTGATCGCTACGTGTGGGATATTGAAACGGAAAAGCCTGACTCTAAGGCCCCTGATCACATGATGGAAAATCTTCATCGCTTAGTGCTCACAGGGCTCTCATGGATGGACATGACTAAGCCGCTTAAGATCATTCAGCCTCGTAGGGAAGAGAATGCGATTGATTTCTCGCTACCTACGCATAAGGCTGTCAAAAAACGTTCTACTGCTTCACGATATCTATGCTAGAAGACTCAATCAAAGCTAGGCTGAAGCAAAAGGATCTTGATCCAGGAATGCTAAAGCTGCAAGAAGAATTTCGCAAGCTGCTTAAGCGCAGCCGAGGCGGGATTTCGAAGAGCTATACGAAGTGGGATAGAAACATCTCTGTGTATCGTGGCAATAGACTTCGAGATGAGAAAGATCTTCAAGCTGCAGATGCTAATGAGCCTGAGAAGTTTGTAGTGCCTCTGAGCTATGCGCAAGTGCAAACATTCGCCAGCTTCGGCTTTATGCTCTTGAAGCAGAACGAAACGTTCTATGAAATGGCTGCAAGTGGTGCTGAGGATGAAGACATTTCAGATCTTATCGAGCGCGGACTTGAGCGTGATCTTGTTCACAATCAGTGGAATGCAAAACTGTATCAGTGGCTGCTAGATATGGCACGGACTGGGTGCGCACCTATCAAACATTGGTGGACAGTAGACACGCAGCAAGTCAAGGTGGCTACGCCTATGTCGATTGATGACATGGGAATTTTCACTTCGGCAGCAGAGCAAGAGATCGAGGCTATCTCGTATGAGGGCAATCGTGTGCGGAACATCTCGCCGTATCGTATTCGTCCTGATATGCGAATGCCGCTTACTCGGTGGCAAGAGGGCACGTTTATTGGTGACGAAGACGAGTGGCATATCACAAACGTGAAAGCCCTTGAACTCAAGAACATCGTCTCTGGTACTGAGTGGGTTAGGCGTTTGGAAAAGAACTCCTACAAAGAGCAACAATACGATCGGTTCTCGCTTGTCGAAAGTGGCTTTGCTCAACGACTTGATGAGTCTGACTTTATGTGCATCTACTGTGAGGGCAATGCGATGCTTGCACCTCAGAAGTATGGCCTTGGGCGTGAGAACTATCCTGTGATGTTTACATTCCGCATTGCAAATGAGCGCTTGATTGGCATCGAGCGCACAGCTGCGCTGCATGGAGGATGGAACTATGATATTGGTCAATTCAGTGCTGACAGCGAGGCGAAGCTGAACGAGTGCCTAAGCGACACTGTGCACTTTTTGCAAGAAACCGTCACATGGCTCTACAACTCTCGCATCGAGTCTGTGCGACGCACACTTGACTCTCACATGGTTGTGCATCCTGCTTATGTGGATGTAGCATCGCTTGAGTCTCGTAGTCCAATTGTGTATCTTACAAAGAATGCTCCTGTGAATGACATTCGTGCACTTGTGCATCAACTAGACATCCGCGACACCACAACCAATCACTTTGGTGATGCTGACACTCTCTTGCGCACAATGCAGTTTGTCACAGGCGTGAATGAAAATGCTATGGGGCAATATGCTCCTGGTAGACGCTCAGCTACTGAGAATCGTGCGGCCAACTCCGGCGCTGCTGCACGAATGAAGATGATTCTCTCGGTCGCGTGGGACTCTTGCCTTGGTCCGCTTGGCAAGAAGCTCATGATCAATCAACGCCAAGGGTTTAGTTTTCAAACGTATCAGAAGGTCTTTGGGAAATCGGAAAAGGTTGCTGCTCTTTGGCCGGTGTTTGCACCGGAGGATCCAAGGGAGCTAGTGGGTTGTGAAGATTTTCTTGTGTTTGACTCAACTATGAACTCTGAAAAAGGATTCGTAGCGCAGAGTTTGCAAGAGCTTATCTCGGTGATGATCTCGAATCCTGAGATGGCTATGGCAAGTGGATTTGATTTGGAAAAAGCAGTAGAGACAATTCAAAAACTAAGAGGAGTGCGCAATGTCGATAGATTCTTTACCAGACCCACAGTTATGGGAAACCCAGGAGTTGGAGCGCCTGCGCCGGGGATTGGAAATGTGCCTGGAGCTGGGAGTGAGCAAGCTGTGGGAATCCCAACAGCAGGAAGCGCTTAAGTTGGGAGATGCCACACTGTTGTCTGGAGTTCCTCTTGATCTTAAGTCTCTTAGTGGGCGCGAGCAATACATTGGTAAACGTTCGTTAATTTCTTCGCAAGAAAGGTGGTTCCAAGACACCCTTGCACAAACTAATAGTATCTTGGAAAAACGTAAAGAAACAGAAAATCGCAATGAAAATGTGGCATAATTCAGTGTTGATGGCACCGGCCGGAGAGTTCTCTGGTGGCGGTGGAAGTGCCGAGGTTGAGGATGAAGTAATTCTCTTTGACGATGAGAGTGGCAACGAGGGTGGAGATGGCACGGGGAAGGAGACTCAATCTCCTGGTGTGTTTGATCCTAATGTGCTCTCGCAAGCTATGGCTACTGCAATGAAGCAGGTGATGCCACAGCAGATGCAAGAAGAGGCTCAGCTGAGTGAAGAGGAATTTGCTAAGCTCACGAAGAAGTTTGTGCCGGATGAGAACGTGGCTAAGGCTTTCTTTGGCGAGGGTGTAACTCCGCAACAGACTGAAGCGCTTAAGTCTCTTGTCAGTGGAATCTACAACCACTTGTATGCAGCCACAGGAATGGTGCTGAAGGGTGAGCTTGACGGTGTGCGCTCGCAGTTGACTCCGCTTCAAGAGCAGATCGCTGAGCAGCGCGCTAGTGCTTTCGCAGCGGATGTTGTTAAGTCTGTGCCTGCGCTCAAACCTTATGGTGCTCTTGTGCGCGGCGCGATGAATCATCTGCGCTCAAGTGGATGGCGTCCGAATGGCGCGACTCAGCAAGAGCAACTGCTGGAGACTAAGAAAACAATCGCTCGCTTGGTCGAAGCTCAAGTGAAGCAATACAATCCTGAATTTTCGCTTCGTGGTAACGCAGCTGTTAGTGCTGGTGGTCGGGCAGGAATGCCTCGAATGGCTGGCATGAGTGGCGGCGGCTCGGGCGGCTCTAGCGGCGGTGCTGGAGGCAATAAGCCCAACTGGCAAAAGGTTTTGGGCACGTAAGCGTGTGGCAACGTTAGGGACGTAATCCCAAGAGAAACAAAGAAAACAAACTAAGACAATGGCTATACTAGGACTAATGACAACAAGTGCGCTCGAAGCAAATCGTGCGCTCAATGCTCGTCGTAAGGTGTTCTATGATTATCCTACGGGTCGGTTTCCCTTGATGGGACTGCTGAGCCTGACGGATGACATGGAGCAGCTTACGGACCCTGAATTCGGATGGCATGAGGAACAATGGAAAAGCGTGCGTAGTAAGACTATTGCGTGCGAATCCGGCAAAGGACCTTTTGCTACGAATGCTGGAAGTGGAAGCGCAACTGCAGCAGCTGAAGCTACTGTGGCTGCCGGCGGCACGGTGTATCTCACGATTGTGGACTCTAGCGAGTTCCGCGTGCGAGACATTGTGAACGTACGCGACGTGGCGTATGCAAGTGGAAGCAATAAGGCTCAGCTTGTGGGCTGGGTGACTGCTAATGATGTGAGTAAGAATCTGCTCACGCTGCAAGTGATGGACAGTGCTTTTGGCACTACTGCCGCTGAAAACTCCGACACCACTAACAATGGCAAATACATCTCGGTCATTGGCACTGCCAGTGCTGAAGGTGATCGCTCACGCTCGGATGGTCGCACGGGATTGCCTATCAAAATTACCAACTACACGCAGATCTTCCGCACGGTAGTTGGTCCGTTCACCGGCACATCGCTTAAGATGGGTCAGACGTTTGACTCCAAACCCTTGTATCGCAAGAGCGTCAAGGACAACTCCCTTCGCCATATGGAGAAGATGGAGAAAGCCATGATGTTTGGTGTGGCTCGCACAACGACTACAACTAACGCTGATGGTGACACTGTTCCTGTGCGCTTCACTGGTGGCATTCGTCATTACTTGCAGCAGTGGGATTTGGGCAACACGACTAACGGCGGGTTGTTCAACTATCGCCCAGGTGGTGATGACCTCACTAATGTGGACTGGACGGATGATGCCTACTCGGAAAAACGTGTATACAACAACATTGGCACAATTACATCTGATCAGTGGGAAGAGCTCATTCGCCGAGCCTTTATGTCGCAATCTGACACTACATATCAGAAGCTCGTAGTGTGCGGCGACAAGGTGCTCGCCAAGATCAACAAGTGGGTGGGTGCTAAGTCCATTGCAAACCGTGATCTCACGAGCAAGGAAGACGCATATGGGCTCCAGATCAAAGAAGTTCACACCGTTCATGGTGACTTCCTCTTCAAAACCCACCCGCTCTTCAAGGAAGACCCTGCACTTCAGGACTCCATGATGATTCTTGACTTTGGTGACCTTGGTTACCACTGCCTCGAAGGTCGCGACACTGAGCTGCTGACCAACCGCCAACCTCAAGATGCCGACTACCGCAAGGATGAATGGCTTACTGAGTGTGGCTTTGAAGTCCGTATGCCTAAGCGTCATATGTTTATCACCGGATTGACCGGCATCCTTACGTAATATGGCTGCTCTCACCTCTAGCGCTGTCACTCCGACTGCCTACTGGCTCGAGAAAGGACTTGGCGGAAAAGAAATCAAAGTCCGCCAAGTCACTCTCGTGCTCACAGGCCAGGGTGACGCCACTGACACAATCGCTGCAAGTTTGTTTGATCTCACTGAGATTCACTCCGCTTCGCCGCTCGTTAAGTCTGACGACAGCATCACTGTCGTGGCTTCTCCGTCTTATGACAAAACTAAGCTACTGCTCAAAGCAGCTGGCACTAATGCTCCTGCCACATATAGTGGCACATTCAAAACCACAATCCGAGGAATCTAACAATGCCAAAGACCTACTTCAACTTCGAAGACTCTGATCCCAAGCCTGGGAAAGACGTAAAGCAAACCAATCAGCTTGAAGCTCGCACGGGGAATTCTCCCTACGACACGGGTGACAACAAGCTCGAGCGCTACACATCTCAACACGGCAATCTGGGCATGCTGGGCGATCGCAACACGAAAGCCACCAGCGGTAAGTAAAACCTTCTAACGGGATCGACTTGATATGGACATTGGCACAATTAAATCCGTTGCAGCTGGATATTTGCAAAAAGCTCCTGCTGATTTTGTTGTCAATGGAGTAGACCTTTTGCTTGTAGCGCTTAATAATGCGCGTAAAAAAGCAGAACTACTTCACGATTTTAACGCTAATCGTGTTAACGCTCAGATTCAAGTCGATCCCACCAATGGTGTAGACATCAGCACAGCGGTGCTCAAGGGCACGTCTACACCAGTTGCTCTGAAAGAGTTTATCACATTTTATCTCGCAGACCCAAATGGCGAGATTCCTCTCTACCATCATGGCAAAAAGTCCTTAGCCGTGTGGATGAAAGAACGCAACTGGAATGCGCGTGGACGCTATCTCTCGACTGAGGTGCGATATCCAGACGACCAATACCTTCGGGTGCTTCGCATAGGCCCGACAGAAGTTTATATCGACGGCACAAAGATCCACATACAGCCCACACAATCAGACACTACTACTCTTTACATTGATGGCGTGCGTTGGATGGACGATTACACACAAAACACAGACACCGATTGGATGACCACTCATGGTGCCAGCTATCTTCAGTGGGCCTGTGTTTGCGAAACAAACTACTTGACTAGCACATTTACTCCAAATTTTGATGGGAACTTATCGCCGCCGGAGAAGCTGAGGGAGCAAGCTCTTGATCTGTTGGTGCAGTGGGATAGTTTCCAGATTGAACAAGGAAGACAACCAAGAGGAATTAGATAGTTATGGCTCAGAATTACTATGTGAGGCTGAACGGACGAGGTGGGTATAAGCGTGAGACTGTGTCTCAGGTCACGACTTATACTCGTGAGGCAGTGACAGGATATCCGGGGAATATGTATCGAGATACTGGGTTGGCTGTCACGGATGCTCTGAGGTCTGATGGTCCTCCGCTGTCGGGAAGCCCTGTGGCGGAGGATGATATTTTGAAGCATGTGGCTCCAAGGCAAGAGACTAAAGAGAGATTTGCTCATATCTTTAAGGATGCTTCGGCTGTGGTGATTGGTTTCTATTGGGATGACTATGTGGCAGGGGTGACTAACTCTAATGCGTAATGGCTGAGAGCTTTAGATTCTTTAAAACATTGAATCCCAGGGAGCCTGGGATTGCAGTGGACATTCAGATGCAGGAGCTAAAGAATCCTGGATTGGTTCCTGCGCTGGGGACTCCGGTAAGTGATGTGGATGTGGCGATTAAGCGCAGAATTCCAGATGCTTGGCAAGGTTATGTGTTTGTCGAGGTGGAACCGAGTGCACAAAATATGGCTGCGTTTAAGTTTGCAAAACCGAAGAATGATAATGAACGCACTACAGCATTTGAAGAATATGTAGACTACATAGATCATCCATGGCCAAATGTGATTTATGCTATTGTGCCCACGAGGGATGATAGATTCCCTCGATCGAGTTCACACTACAATTCAAGTGATCAAGAAGTGATTGTGTCTGCACCTCGGTGGTATATGCGTAAGGTGTGGAAGAAGGGATTGGTGTATAATTCGAAGATCACAGTAAAGAGATATCTGAGCGACCATACTCCTTTTGCTGAATCTTTCCTTGAGCACGTGCAGCCTGTGCCAGGTGTGGTTGAGTGGGACTTCAATGGTGCGCAAGATTCGATGGAAGGGCTTCATGGGGATATTTGGATTCCTAGTCATGGGAACTCCTATGTGACTTTTGTTGGTGGCACAACGAGCGCGGTGTTAGCACCAAATCCTGGAAAGCGGCACTTTGAGCCTACGGTGTTTGAAGACTGGGCTCCGTATATTTTGTCAGCTCGCCAACAGCGCACTGATGGTGTGTGGTCGTGTGAGATCATTGAGGTTGAACCTCCACCTGTGAGTCTTTTGCTTGAAGAATAGTATGGCTATTGACAGTGCTTCTCTTATGTATAGTCCAATTCTACGAGGAGTAGATGGACTGAGTGCTCGGGCTAATGTGATTGGCGGAGGGCAGAATGGTAGGCGCGGACGGGATGGTGCGGACGGACGCAGAGGACGTGCTGGGTCCGCGGGAAGCCCTGGGTCTCCTGGATCGCCATCGACAGTTCCTGGGCCCCCAGGGCCACCTGGTCCGTCTATGCCGGGACCTCCGGGGCCACCAGGCGATCCATCAACTGTTCCTGGACCACCAGGCCCACCGGGAGAGTCAATTACGGGGCCTCCAGGCGGGGATTCTACGGTGCCAGGTCCACCAGGTCCACCTGGGCCTAAGGGCGATAGTATCGTGAAAAACGAGCTTGGCACGTATGCTTTTGGCATTTTCGAGACGGCACAGGCGATGTTCGGCTGTCGTGTGCCAGCTGGTTGTTCGGTGCCAGCACGCTTTGCGGCAGCAGTTGAGCCAAACAGTATCTCGATCCATCGTAGCTTGTGCGGCTCATGGGATTTTCTTTTAGGAATTCAAAAGGGTCTTGCAAATTGGGTCATGCCAGACAAAACTGAAGCTGAGTATTGGCTTATGCGCAGGAATTGGCATATTATCACAAAGCAGCCACTTGCAGTTAGCACGGAGACATTTTAAGATGAAAAAGAAAGGCAAAGTAACCGTTCAGACTCGCCAAGCACCTGCGTGCATGGTGTTTCGTGATGTGTTCTCACCTACGGAGTGTGCGGAGATTATTGCGCTTGCGCACACGTTGCCAGCTGCACAAGCTAGTGTAGGCCATGGAAGCTTTAACGTGGTGCACGACATGCGCAGGAGCACAGTGAGATGGCTTAATTCGGCTATGCCAGAGCTGGCTACTGTGAAGGCTCGTGTGGATAGATGCTTACTCAAATCGAATGCGCAGCACTGGGGGCTGGACGCACGAGGATACGGAGAATTGCAGTTCACAGAGTATGCCGCAGCCAATGCTGGACATTATGACTTCCATCGTGACGACAACCCAGAACCTACTGAAGCTCAATGGACTGCCTTTGACCGTGTGCTTTCAGTGGTCGTGCAGCTTTCACCAAAGATTAGCTACACTGGTGGCACACTTGAGTTTGAATCCGGCCCAGTGCCAGACTTCGAGCCTCAAGGGTCTGTTGTGGTCTTTCCAAGCTGGCACTTGCACAGAGTCACTCCAGTAGACGCTGGGTGTAGATACTCACTCGTGACTTGGAGTCTTGGTCCACGTGGTCAATCTAATACAAAATAACACTTATGGTAATGACAAGTAATTCTTCCCCAGGAGATGATACTCGCTGGGGACACCCACTAGGTGGTTATACCCTTGTTGGGCCTGTGCCTCCTGGCATGGGAGGCACGCCGTTGAAGCCGAAAAAGCAGCCTGGGCAGCAGATGCCTGGAGCATCTATGCAGCAAGGCAGTAGTTCTGGTGCTGTCACGACTGGCTTTGGGCTTAAAAACAGTCCTTTTGGACAATTCGGAGGATTTCATCCTAACATGGTTGGTGTAATGCGTAAAAACTTTGGACTATGAGAAATCAAGAAAATGGAGTAATGCAAATGCTTGGGCAGCTCATGGGGCTGGCTGGGCAAGCACAGCAGATGGATGAAGCACAGCAGCTGAGTCCTCTCAAGCA